TGTGCTTGTATGCCAATATCCCAACAATAATTATAGCTACCTTTTGGTTGTAAATAAATATCTTTATAAGCACAGAGATATTCTCCATCTATAAATTCATCTGGTTTATATAACATAGCACAAAGAATCATATATGATGAACCACATGCAAAATGCCTAACAACCTCAAAAGTATCATTTTGATGAAAAATACTACATTTACTTGCAGGATAATCATAACAAATCAAATCCCATTCTGTTATAAGCCAATTTGCGTATATATATTTTTTAGGAAAGTATGGATCTCTATGAAACATAATAGGCCACTTGAAACCCATTTCTCTTGTTATATGTAATAGTGTATTTGAATCTTTACCACCACCCCAATATATAATTGGTTTCAAATAATTCTTATCAATACTTTCAATTATTTTTTTAGTTTCATTTAATTTATTTTGTAACATATTTTCCTTTCAGGCTGCCGCAGCTGCTGCTCCTGCTGCTGTAGCAACACTACTTACTATTGTTGTTCCAGCACCAGTTGATGCAGGAGTTACAGCCGTTTGATTGTCAGTTGGTTTTAATCCAAGCAAAGACGTTAATAGTTGATCCATAGGTTGATCACCTGGAATATTCTGTTGTTGCCATTGTTGCAGTAAAGCATTTAAATCATTTTGATTTGTAGTTTGTTCTTGCGTACCCATATTAAATAAAGATGAACTCAAATTATTTTGATTAGTCAAAAAATTGCTAAAATCAGTAATACCAGATTGCTGAGTTGCCAATTTTTCACTATCTTCTTTAGCTTGTAAATTTGACCTTCCCATTGTAATAGCATCCATTAATGTTTCAGATTGCACTTGTGTTGCATCTCCCCTACTACCACTTCCAGCACCACCACCACTATAAAATAAACCTGCTTTTGAATATGAAGAATCAAGTTTGGGCATTATATCTCTGTTGAAATTCTCTATCATAGGCTTTTCAACACCTTCCGTATATGCCTTTGTCTCAGAAGTAGGGTCGAATGCTTTACCACTAATCATATTCATAATCTGAGATAGTGTATCACCAGATGCAGGAAGATTTGATAATCCCGAAACATTACTCATTGCACCAGTTTGAGCATCTGTCAACGGAGCAGTAAATTGTCCTGTATATGAAGGTATGGCAGATGGGTTTGCAGTATATGGCTGCATATACTGCATCAAACTTTGAAGCATTGACGACATTTCTGGTGTAAGATTAGATAATGAAGTTGTATTTACACTCGATGGACTTCCACTAAACCAGTCTGCCATTTTAAATCTCCTTTGTTAAAAGGTGTTCCACGACTTGGAATCCCCTATCTTTCCATTTTTTAGGATGAAAAGTAGAAGTTTGGCATATTTTAATGCCATTACTTTTTGCCCAAACCTCAGCCCCTTCTAACAGTTTAGCTTCGATTTCGGGTGTATCGCCAAAGAGTGATACTATCGTCAGTTTCTCTGATGTGAATGTAGGGTTTACTTGTACGATGACGTAGCCCATACATTTATCGTCTTCCAATGCGACCCATACAGCAATGTTAAATGCTGTTAAGGATGGCCTTAGCCATTTAATAAATAATTGCGAATCGTACTCTTTAATTTCCTCACGTTCAATGTACTGTTTGATCTTTTCATTGATGTAAATGATAACTGATTGATCTTTGGTCTTAATGATTTTCATGGCTTCCCTTTCCTCCGTTACTTCAGTATTTTAACCCTCTCCGTTGCCGCTTCAGCTTCAAGGTCAATCACAAATTTCGATGCCGTTGGTTGAACTGCAATCCATTCTCTGATTCCTCGGATAGACTGTTTGTCTATCAGTTCAAGTTTGGCAATGGTTTCGGCGTTGGTCTTTGCTTTGAGTTCTTCTGCTAGATACGCAGTCTCAAGAGTGTCATAGTTACTGATTACATCCTCAACGATTGCCCTGTTTTCGGGGGTGTCATAGGGTGAGGTGTGAGGTGCATCTACGGGCTTGTTGTTTGCATCAGAGTCGATGAAATAGACTTCCTCGCCCCTTATTTGGAACTGTTCCGGTGGAATCCTCTGTGCTAAAAGTGTGCATAAAGTGTAGGCATCCATATGTTTGTCTCCTTAATCTGTTCTCGTGAAACTTATATTTGTTGCTTTAAGATATTGGTTATCTCCTAATATTTGTCGTAGCCCCGAAGCGGCTGTCACGGCACAACCAAAATGTATAGTATCTCCTGCGTTTAGATATAGCCCTACTATGGATACACACCCCCCAAAGTAATAACCCGTAGCTATTTGGAATGTGCTCGCTGCCTGCGTTACTGCTGACCCAAAGGTCGCTGACCCTGTTTTGATTAACGGATATAAGAAACAAAACCCAGCCCCGTCAGACCCGCCAGAAACATAGAATCCTATATTATAGGCCCCGCTTTGCTTTATCACAGCAGAAATAATGGACGACGCGGTGATATCTGCACCAGATGTTATCGAGGTTGCGAGAGAAACCGTTTTACCATAGGTGGACTTTGGATTCCACATCACCTGCGGGGCATCCAACACGGTTGCCTGAATGGTGTGATCCGGCGTGTCGGCGGTGTCATACTGATAGCGGATTTTACCTACACAGACACAGTAATCGGTGATAACTTTCGTGTAGGTTGAACTGGCTTCGAGTAGGAAAAAATCATCGTCTGTTGCCGTAGTGGATGCAGGACATCTTGTGAACCCTGAATAGCCGCCCAATGCCCATACAATTCCCCCTGCTGCATCCCAAATAGCATAGACGTATGCGGTTTTAATCTCCGCATCCAGTGAACCTTTCGACCAGTAATTTGCTGCATCTGCCATAATGAATTGAGAAGTGCCGGAAAGGTAGGTTGCCTTGCGGGTTCTCTGAACAAGACCTGTCCCATCAGGAATGGAAATCGTGGGAAAATTTGTGCCGTCGGGAACCGCACCGCCAGACTTTGTAAAGATGTCCAACTTATTAACAGAACCATTGACAACGAGCTTAAGATTGATAATCAGTTCGCTTGATACAGACGGAGAGGCAGGATTCAGAAGCTCCCATCTTGTGTTTGCAAGATTATATTGTAAGTCACAAACAGCACCTGCTCTTGGAATGTCGGCAGTAGAAAGAGCTTGTCCACCTTGTTTAGTAATAACTTCTGCACCAAGACCATTAGGGTTTATGGTTGGTGTTGTCGTAGCATTTGCATAAGCAGCAACAAATCTTATGTTTTGTTGGTCTGCAAGTGTAATAGGTGGATTGTAAGTTACTGTGATTGCATCAGCACTACCACCTGCTGCTGCTGTTGGGATACTACCGCTTGCACCTTGTATTCCTTGTGGGCCAGTTGCACCTATTGTATTTGCTATGATTGACCACGTTCCAGATGACTTGTTGTAAATATCACAAGTGACTGTTCTGAAATAGAAGTCTCCATTAACTCCAAGTCCAGACGAAGGTATTGTCGCTCCTTGATACCAAGTCGCACCTGCTGCACCTGCAGGCCCAGTTGGCCCAGCAACTCCTTGCGTGAAATAAGAAAGGGAAGTCCACGTAGTAGTGCCATCACCAATCTTAAACTTCAAGGTGTCAATCTCCATAGCGAGTTCACCTTGGCCAAGAATTGGATTAGCGGCTGTCCACTGAGCAGCAGTACCCCTTCTTAATTGAATCTTTTGTGCCATTACACTCCACCACCATCAACCGTGTCAGTTCCACCATACACAGAACTTGGAAATCCACCATCAAGATAATTACTTGGGTCATACAAATTAACTGAATTTCCAATATCGCTAAGATGTTGTTGAAATTGGGTCAAAACTTTCTGAACATCTGATAAATTTTCAAATTTAGTAGGCACAACTGGAATCATAAATGTACCTTTGTTTAATATATAATTCATTACACTTCCTCATCTTTATCAATTGAATAATATCTGAATCCATCCAAATTAAAAAATCCTTCCATCTCAGCGTTTCTTAATCTGAATATTGCTTTCTCATTTGTTACATCAAATGGGTCTGTCAATATTGGTTCTGTTTCATCTGTACCAAGTAGAGTTGATGTAAGCAGGGAAAAAACTTTGCCATTATCATTGCTAACATATGTTTCTAACAAATCACCAACTGCATAAAATTCATTCCTTACAAATCTACTGTATTTTCCAAGATTTGGCATAAAACTTTTAGTATCCATATAGGATTCTATTGGAACACCATCATCATTTTTAATCATTTCTGTATTTCTATAAATATACCCATCATAATCGCCCAACATATCGTATGGTGCAACACTTTGAAATACTCTTGAACCAATTTTAAAGTCCATATCACCAATAATCATTGTTAAAGCACCAATAGTTGTTGCACTCTCTGATCTGTAATATCCATCAGCTGTCATATCAGAAGCAAATTTCCAAATTCCAATAAAAGCATTTTTAGAATAATCATAAACTATAACTTGGTCTGGTGCATCCGATTGCGGTGATGGGAAAAACAACAAATACAAATTATAATCTTCCAACATATGAGAAAACATCTGGTCAATTCCATTTGGATTTAAGTTATCAAGAAAATAATTAATAACTTTGTCTCCAATAGGATTGCAAGAGAATCCATCAAAAGTGTAGAAATTATCCCATCCCAAGAACATCAATGTTTCACCAAGAGATTGAATACTTCCTGCTGACATACATCCTACATCAAGGATTTTGTTTTCATCAAAGGTAAAGGGTGGTGAACTTCCTGTTGCGTACATCATAGTTATTGAACGTTCCAATAATATGGCAAGTTGTCCTCTTAATATTTCACAACCAACAATTGGCCCAGTTGTTGCCGCCAACGTGTTAGTTCCAGATTCAACACCTGACCAATCTTTTGGATTACCTGGAACACACCAATCAACACGTTGAGGAGTATCATTACCAAGAACATTACAATTTAACAATAAAGTCCAAGTATAAAACTGCTTAACAAACTTAGCTTTATGTGGATTGCCAGGCAGGTCTATAAGATGCAATGTTCCATTCCAACACTTTGGAACATCAAATCCATTTGTTATTATAAATTTTACCTCATTTGAATCATTGTCATATACTGTTTCACAACTGAATCTGTTATTAATATCTCCAGTAAAGCATTTAATAGTGCGAATATCATCCAACCAAACATCGAATATACCTTTGTTTGTTGCAACTTTAAGACTTATTGATGAAATATTTGTATCAAGAGAAGCATTTGATAAAATAATTTCAATTTCAGTTGGAACATTTGCATCTAATGCAGGAACATTAAGGGTTTCTGAAGAAGAACCAATTGGTTCATTTGGCATAATTTGTAAGTTCTTTAAATCACTCACAGTTAATAGAGATAAATCTTTGCAAGATTTAGCAATATCTTTTTCAAGATCAATTGGCATATCCGTTGCAAATATTGTCAATCTTGGAATATTTACATCGGGTAGTCCAGTTAAGTCTGGTAAAATATTAAGAACAGCCAAATCTTGTGCTGTTATTGGGTTTATATCTTTACCACTAACAGCTATGGCACATTCCATATCTAATGGAATGTCAACTGTAAGTGGTTGCGTGTCAATATTTCCAGATACAGAACTTGGCAACGTAGGCAGTATGTTTAAATTTGCTAAATCTCCTGCAGTAATATCACGAACATCAATTGGTACAGATGCTTTTTCCATATCAGAAGAAGCATCGGTAGTTAAGTCTGGTGTGTTAATATTATCAAATGCAACACCGCCTACACTTTGACCATTGAACAATATTTGCAAATCACCTGCATTTAAATCAATACTTGATTTAATATACAAATGAATATGTGTATATCCTGATAAATTAATTGGACTAACTAAATTCTTTGTAGCTGCAATTCCTGTTGTAAATCCAGCTTGAGTTGATATTTTTGCCGATTTGCTACCATATCTAAACCAAGATGTATCTATTATTGCTGATGCATTTTGGTTAGCTGTCCAAGTCAATTCACAATCATCAACTAATAAATTTTCTGATATTAAATCCCAAAACTGTGTAACGACATTATACCAATATGCATCTCTTGTAGTAAGAGCAACAAGATATTCCGTTCCATCATACCTAAAGAACTGTTCAATTTGCATTACTGGATTTGGTAGTGGTAATCCATTTCCAAAAGGTATTAATCCAGGTCGTTTTCTCCATCTACCCTCTTTTATAAAAACATTCAAAGAACGAGACAGTTCATTTTCTTGTATTTTTATAGGTGATTCATCAAGATTTATACCAGTAAATTGAAATTGTGCAGATTTAGCCACATATTCCTTATCTTTCTGGACTCGCTTTTGTCTGAATCGTTGTAACATTATGCCTCTATTTGCTCTTTTTTGTTAAGAGCAAGATGTTTGACTATTTCAACAAAATCTTTTATTGGCATCAAACTTTTTTCCATCTCATTTCGTTGTTCTTCAAATGCTTTTTGAGTTCCAATCGTCGCTGAATGTAATTCCTTCATTAAAAGCATTGTTCTGATGGGTGCACAATCATCTACTTGATATGCTTCTTCTAATTTATCTGTGGGATAAAACATATTAACGTAATGATTTGGGCACTTTCCATCGAATACCGCCCACATTAAACATTCTTTATTACAAGTATTTTTTTGCATTAGTTTTTACTCGCTAAGATTACGCAATAAGCAGGTGGTCGCCAAGTTCCATCCTGCGATGTTGAGTGATTATGTGAGTCATTGGCAGGTAAAGCACCACCAACAACCGCATTAGTATTAGCAGAGAATGTAGCGGTTGGCCCACTCCCAGTAGGATTAGTTTGTTGCCCACCTGCTGTACCCTGAGTATATGTGACACTATGAATATGATCTCTTAATCCAGATTGGCCTGCCGTTAATGTAACCGCTTGATTTGTAATTCCAGATATTGTCCAACTTCCTGTTGAATGAGCACCACCACCAGTTTGCCCACCTGCTCCAGAACCCTTTGTTACAAACAATAATTTATCATCAAGAGTTGTATCAATTGTCCATCCTAATGGTGCAACATTCATATAGAATGGCATCTTGGTTGCAGCAGGAAAGTAAGTAGAAAGTCCACCACCTGTAAGCTGAACTTCATTTCCCGCAGCATCTTTATAAAATAGTTCAATTACACCAGAACCAACATCTTTTGTATATATAAATCCATAAGCTGCAGTAGTTAATGGTGCACCTGTTTGTTTTGCAAGAGATACTTTATTATGACCACCATCAGTCTCTCCAACTTTCCATATATGGTCAACCTGCATTCGTTCTCGGATAGCAACATATAGTTGCCGAAAGTAATCATCAATCAAATATCCGTATGTATTATTATCAGGGAGAGATTCAAATGCATCATCCCAAGAATATGCAAAGCTCATAATTTATACCTCAATCAAAGGAATATCGTGGATAATTACTGGGCAATCTAACTCCACCTTTATATGGTGCATCTTCAACACTTCTAAGACCACGCCATACAGGTGATAAATGTTTTGAAAGTGTAGGAAATTGGCTCATGAACAAAGCAAAATAGTAGTCAGACCTATCCAAGTCTCTACCACCACCAGGTGCAGCAAGAGCCATAGCCATTGCACCATTAGCCAAGATAACACCGTTGTATGGTGCTTTAGGTGAATCAGATTGTCCTAATTCAGCAGGAACATATACAAATTCAAAAGCAAGAGGTTTTATATCTCCAGGTGCAGGAACTAATGAAACTGCTAAATTCTCATCACCAAGTTCATAGAATGCACCCCATGGAGTTCCGTTTCCAAGACTTCGCCAAAGGGGGTCTGTGTCGTCCAATTGTTCATTGGTGTAAAAATCAATATAGCCATTCTCAGTTGGGTCATATTGAACATTTGTCAGCTTTATTATATGGTCAACGATTGCTGCAAGAGGGATAACATATCTGGCCGTTCCGACAACTGTGTTTGTTGTTGCATCCCTGTGTTTGAGATTAGCCAATGCCATAGCACTATCACGATATACTTCGTTGACATAACTATCTATTTGAGCATTTGTCCACCACAGGTTAGTTCCTGCTTCTATGGCTAATCTTGCCATACACCACGCTGTTATTTCGGATAGCATCATATTTGACTCCGTGGGAGTTCATCCATTTTAGTTGCGATTACATCCAATGTAGCTTGGTCTCTGTTTTTCTTCAACCATTTTAACTTACCAAACCCGCAACCAAAAAGTAAGTCGGTTAAAAACTCTTGTGTAATACCCGAAAGATGTCGGTCTGATGGATAGTTCACCCTGCCATAAATACACTGATACCAGTAATCATTACGACCTTTGTAATTTTCAAGATAATTTCTCATCACTTGTTCAAGGTCTGGACACCCAAGATATAATGTGCCATCAGGTTTTAAAACCCTTCTAATTTCCATCATAGCTTTTTGATGGTCACATTGTGGTAGATGTTCAAGAACATGAGAGAAAATCACTCCCTTAAATCTTTCATCAGGAAATGGTATCTTTCGGACATCACCTTCAACATCTACATAAGTGTATTTGTTTAAAGCAATATCCATGTTGATACAATTGTCGTAACGAACATTGGCACAACCAATGTTGATATACTCCGCATTTTCTAAATCTACCATGCTGTGTACATTCCTGTCCCCAACGACCCATCATAAATAAAAGGTGGGTCAATCATTGGATCGATGTTAAGTTCCATTTGTTCATGTTCATCGGCCTGACCTGCAGCATATAGTGATTGCCAATAAAGCATTTCAGGAAGGTCTGGAATCATTCCCTGAGCAATCATCTTATCAGCAGAACCTGCAGTTTCCTCAAACATATCAATGATAGAAAATGGATACTGTCTCAATCCTTTTCTATACTTTTGAAATATTTGCGTCTTTCTTATTTGAAGTGCCATCTGGTTTATCCTCCTCATTTTCGTAATACAACCTGTCAAGATTTGTTAAGGGATTATCTCTGTTTTTTTCCTCAAAAATCATACCAGAGCTTTCCTCAATCTGAGTAACAAAAGTTTCATCAGGTAGGAATAACTGGTTAATCTTGTGTTCCTCATAGATGTTTTTAAGCAAATCTCTGTTTGACCTTGTAAGAATTATCTTGTCCAACAAATGACCAATCTCAACGGTGGTATCCATATAGATACCAAGATTCCCTAGAAACTGCCCTGCTTTTACACAGAAATAAATATCTTCTGTATGCGTTTTACCTGTTAAAAACCACGGCCTTGGAACCATTTTGAATAACTTGACATCAAAAATAGTTCCACAACAACCAAGAGCATCACATTTAACTAATCCATCCTTGTCAATGTTTTTCTCCCAATCATCATAACCGACAATTCTTTTATCACCATCTGTAATGTCATCAAACTTAAAACACATTGGTTTGAAAGGATAGCCCCTTATGTATGCAAGCCCTTGGAGAATGTGTATTCTGTCTTTGCTATCACGAACTGTTCTGATAAGTTTAACAAAATCCTCACCAGACTTGAAATACATATCATCGTCATAAAATGCCAGGTAATCACACTCCCACTCCAAGGCTAGTTTTGCTGCATTATTTCTCGCAATATCAATGGGTTGACGCCATGGGCCAAGAAACACAATTTCAATCTCTTTGTGAGCTTTACCCAATTTATAAAACATATCCATATGAGACGAATACACAACTGGGTCAATGTTATACAAATTGGTAGCAACCATTACTTTAATCTTTTTCAAGGGGCTATCCTTTCTTTACTGTAATAGTAATCGGAAAAACAGCTTTACTGTTTCCCATTTAGTGGGAGATGCCCCTCTGAACCGTGAACCAGAACAGAAGGGGCATTTCCCATATTTTGAAATTTCCACATCAGTTACGATGTTTTTACAATCATCGCACCGATATGCCGTAATATCAGTTACATGCATCGAATGAACACACCACCTGTAGTAAGGGTTGCAGAAACTGAAGTTGAGGATAACGCAACGCTGTGGCCAAGAATGAAACTAGGCTGAACACCAGTCGCTGCACCGATGGACACGGACATATAGAGGTATCCAGATGAAGCAGAAGCAACGGCCATGATAGCACAGCAGTTCGTGGCTGCATCAGAAGCACAAACCAACTGTGCATCAGACCGATACCCATAGCACTGAACCAAACCGTAGGCATTGATTGCGATTGCCGCATCAGCCAAACCAATTACACCAGTTCCATCATACGCTGCATCAGCAAGCCAACCGATCTTGCCGTCACTTGTTCCTGTCCAATGGTACACAACAGGCCGACCCTGTAACAACGCTTCACCTGCTTGCACAGAAACCCAAATTTTTTCGGGGTCAGTTTTATTTATTCTTGAAAATATCATGGTAAATCCTCCTATTGAGCATTGCCGTTTTTAGGCAATAGTAATTTAGTTAAGAAGTGATTGACTGAGAAACATGCTGATGCACGCCCTGTTTTGCTCTATTAGAGCAAACAAGTTCTCCCATCAAATAAATGATCGACGTTTTGGCTTTCTGGTTTTCAGGCTGAATGAACGGGCCAACAACAAAATCCTGACCTTTACACACAACAAACTCAAGGAACTCTGAATTGATAAACAATCCAGCAGAGTATGTATAGGTATAAGATGCAGGGTTAGTATTGGCTGTACCAGTATAAACATCAGGTACATATTCATCCCACAAAAGGGTAGCACCAAGATACTTAGCACCACCAAAGCCCATGTCTGCTACTTTATCATTCTGCATAATAACCTGACCCTTAGCTCGTGCAGCACCAAGGTAGGTTTCATAGTAATACTGGTCGCAGAGAATTACATCTGGTGCTTTTCTCTTACCATTCTTACTACCATACCTAGAACAAAGGTTATACATAGTAACAATTTCTTTGATAAACTGTTCATATGTAGATGCAGAAGATTGTTTATACTGGTTTCTCCACCAAGAATAAGTGTTCTGGTTAATACCACCAATCGTGGTAGATGTAGTAGGGTCAGACTTAATCAATAGATTGATAGGTGTAAGATCAGCACCACCATTTCCATTGGTAAGTGCACCAACAATCATTGCCTCAATAACTTCTGAGAATGACATCTCAGTATTATGAGCCAACTTAGTAAGTAAGTCAAGTATTTTGTTTTTACCTTGGTTCATTGCAAGTTCTTTGTTTGAAATGCTTGTCGAACCTGCGACCTCCTTCCACGTGTAGTACGCAGCAGTAAAGACTTCCTGAGGAGTAGTATCAATAACATCATATCCACTTGACATGGATTTGATAGTAGTATTTTTACCATATTCCAGAGAAATAACAATCCTTTCACCGCCATCTTCCACACGCTTTCTCTCATTGGCATGAATCCAATAAAAGAACGGACATGCATTGAATATGTTGTCATACAACTGTGACCTATAATTCATCCATGTGGTTGATAAAAGGTCATCAAAGTTGTAAGTTAATGAATTAACTGCCATAATAGAATCCTCCGATTAACTTGTTATTCTCCACCTAACTGTTCCTGTGCCCGATTCCATGCCTCCTCCATCGTTTTAGCAGGTCTCTGGTCAACAGTTGAATCAGATTTCTTTCTACCACGAAACTCAACGATATTATTCTCATTGGGCCTCGGTCTGCCTTGGGGTATGTCTCTGATTCCGAGTTCTGACTTTGCTATTTTCAGTAATCTCGGCAAATCATTATAGACGCCTGAACCCATAGCTTTAGAAATCTCATCCATTTTACCTATTACTTTGGGAGATAGTTTATTTTCTTTGATGAAAGTGACAGCCTTTTCTTGAAAAGACGATCTCTTATCATCTACCCTTGCTTTTTCAATGCCCTCTAACTTATCAATTGCCAAATCAAGTGCTGACGCTACTTGCTTGAAATAGGGAGCATAAAAATCATTATCTTCAAATTTCAATGACTCTGCTAATTTCTTCCTACCTGCTGGTGTTTGGTCATCAGCAGGTGGTTTCTTTAAATCTTGTAATTGAGCAACAATATTTTTAAGAGCTTCAACAGTTGTTTGTCGCTCCTCATCACTTTTATCATTGTTACGACTTTTAATATTGTCTTCCAGTTCCTTGAACAAATCTTGCTGTTCTTGAGGCAAAGATTTAATATCAAGTTTTTTCAGAATTGTTGTTATGGGATTTTCATCACCACCTTCATCATCTTGAATTTCATCATCGTGTAAGGTATCGTCATCTTCCAAAATTCTAACATAACTCTGTCCATCGTCTGTAACACCTTCATGAATGTCTTTGGGCGGCATAATCTTTTCCTTTCTTATTTGGCTGCTACGCCATTTTGTTTGTCATAAGACCTTAAAGCACCAAGCCCTAACATACCAATTAATAATGTCATCAATTCCCCTATATCAAGAGCTGGCATGCCAGGTGCTCCTTTAAAGGCCATTTGCATAATATATACAAAAAGTGGCATAAATATATAATTATATGCCAAAGCAACTCCACATATCCATCCCACAAAAGGTCGCCATCCTGATACGAAGGTACTTGGATTTTCAGCTTCTACCGCATTTGTTTCAATTTGTTTAATTGCAAGATTAAAATCGTTTTGTAACTCAGTCAATTGTCCTGCTTGCTGTTGTGTAAGCAAATCAAACTTTGCCTTATCAGCAGCAGTTTTATCTGGAAAGATTTTATCAATTACTTTGCTTCCAAAATCAAATATCGAACCTAATCCTGTTATATCAAATCCCATATCATGCTCCTTTCATACATCCGCAAATACATGAATACGTTTAAGTCCTGCAGGAAGCACCATAGCATCCATATGAACCCATGCCACACCCGATTCAAGCCGTGTTATGTTTAACAACAAGGGATTATCCTTATCTGCTAAAATACGTTTTCTTGCATCATCAGCATTCATGTCCTTTACATGGACATCGAAGGCATTTCCCAATTTATGTTGGCTGTGTTTTGCACCGATAGGACAATCTTCTGGGCGAAATCCTGAAAACTGTCTCGTTGCATAACCACCAGTAGCACCATACCAATTATTCACTGAGCAAGGAACACCGATAAACTCTCTGAAATTATCTAACATTATAAGAGCATCCGGTTTAAATAACTCCCACGCCTTATCACCAATAGTTCTCCATGTTTTCTCATCTACCAACTCATAAATCTGAAAGTATTTCATCATCCACCTATCTTTCTGACTCTCTCTTCAAGTTTTTCCATTCGCTTATCACAAGACTCAAATGGAACCATATCCCTTGCATCATCAGCAATCTTTTTGGTCATATCTTTAATTTCATTGAAGTTCTTGTGAACTTCCGCTTGCCATTCAGTAAGAGATATCTCTTTAGTATCTTCAATTTGCTTCAATAATTTTTTAACTTCTGTTTCGTGCTCATCACGTTGTTTGGCCTTCCTGTTTGAATGTTGAATAATAAATGCTGTAGATAAACTAATTACAATAGGAATGATTAATGTGTTTAAATTTGTTATTGATAAGAATTCCATTAGAACTCCCTTTGAGACAATATCTCAACCTGTGAAATTTTACCAGTTCTTGATGCATCCGGTGTATCATTATATCTATTTATAGCATCCTTAACCTCTTGTCTATTATTTGCATGAAGAATCTTCTCATTGCCAGTTTTCCTATCTGTAATAGTCACATTCAAATTTTGTTCAACAAATGCACGGGCTTCGTGCACCGAAAGAATCTTCTTCATGGTTCTACCGCATTCACACTTTTGCCTCTTATTCCAATCACGAACAGGGGCATACATACCCAATATTATTTTACACCTTTTGCATTCGTATTCGTAGATGGGCATTACTTGCCACCTCCCATCATCAGTTGTTTTGCGGGTTGCTTACCCTTTCCCTTGGGTTGTCCCTTGGGTTGCCCTTGTGGATCAAGATGCAACTTTCCACCACGCATCTTAGCAACTTGCAACATCATTTCCATCTGCTTTTGTTTTTGTATTTGTTCTCCAACAACCTTTTGTGTTTCTGGAGGATTAATTAATTCAATATCCTCAAGTGCAGGGAACATAGTTGTCATAGCTTCAAGTATGCCATCCATATTAACTTTCACTTTAATCATTTCTGGTGGGAACATAGTCAATACTTGCATAAATTGTACAAACTCTTGTCTCTCAGATTCTGGTAGTTTAGGAGTCATACTACCAACTTCTGTTTTTACATTGAATTGTCCTTCAATATTATCTTTATCAAGATTTGCCCAATTCTGTGCATTCTCAACACCACCAATTGGAACTGACTCTTGCGGAGTCAAATTGGCTTGCATGCTTTGAAGCAACTTATCGCCAACCTGAGACATCATATCTTCAACCAATGAACGCCTATCTTCTTTTCTCAAATCAGAAGAACCATACACTTTATTGGCTTCAAACGCTGTTTTTCTTCTTTCAATAACTCCACGGTCTGCTTCATTAGTAACAGAAACTTTGTCAAAGTTTTGTCTCGAACCTTCCAACCCCATCAACACAGCTTGGTTAATCTGCGAATCGGTTAGCGGTTCAATAACTTTTGACAACGGCATATCTTTAACTTTGAAAAAAGAACCATCTTCACCAGATTCAACAATTCTCATCTGGTCTTCATCAATCATTCCTTCAACATAACCATACTTACGATTGAATCTTTTGGCATGCGTAAGTACCATAGCAGTTGCTTTGTTGTATTCATCCTGTGGAGAAATTTGTACCCTTATATCTGACAAGGGATACACTTCATCTGGAATATCATTGAACTGCAGGAAAACATATGGGTCGCTTTCCACACCTTCGGGGGTCTCAACGTTGCGTAACCAATCGTCATGTCCTTCGGCAATGACCTTCAACTTGTCATGCTCAATATCCCAAATTTCATACAGGGTAACTCGTTTCAAGTCCTCCTGCAGTTCACGATAGTCAGACTTAGCCATTTCATTTTCAGATAAATCCAACCCCCTCTTGGCCATATAAGAGGGTTTCAAATTCTTTGTATTCTTGTATTTCTTATCGTTCTTCACATCCTCCAAGGGGAGAGAGATTTCTTCAATGATATAGCGACCATCTTCAAAATAGTTTTGACATTCAGTATCAAATATGAATGAAGCAGGTGAAACCCTGCGAGCAACAAACTTCTCATTCAACATAATATCTTCATCTTCATCAACTATGACATTACCTTTATCATCAATATCATATATTGGTTCTTGATCTTCATATCCCAATACTTTAGGTTTGCCATAGTTCTCATTAATAACCATATTGGGAACGTACCCAACCTTCATAGCACCAAAAATAAATATGGCATCAAGAATAACAAGCCTGGCTTGTTTCTTCAATGTTATTCTAAGATTCTCATTAGCATAATAGTTAAGAAACAAACTAGCTGTCTTGGCATTTTCAATGATCTTCTTCTTATCTTGCTTATGTCCAGTCTTTGGTGTTACATACCACTTAGGATTCTGGAAGTACAAGAATGGTAGTTGTGACTTGATGCTTGCAAATATAAGATTAGTAACTGGTTTCTCTTTGTAACCAGTTGAATCACTCCATTGATCAGACTTGTAATACTTGATATACTTTTTGGCTTCCTTGATTTTCCGCTTGCGTAGTTTCTTACCACGTTCAATACGGTCACGCCAAACTTTAATCTCTTGCAAGTCTTTTTCTTTTTGAGTTTCCTTAACCATTAGTAAGTCCTTGCGTCAACAACACCACCAGTTGATTCACTCATATTGGGGCCGAGTGCACGTTTCAATCTTCGCTTCCACAAATGAACTGAGTTCCTGTCATAATCCTGAATGCTGACAACCTTACTAGATGGTTTGATAATTTCGAACAACATCTGCTCAGCATCAATTATGTCGTCATGACTTGCTTTGGGAAACCTTGTAAGTTGTTCTTCAAGTTCAGTTCCAAGTAACTTTTGGTTATGCCAAACGTAACCACCCTCATACCACGGCTGCATTTGTTTAATGGTGTATTCTTTATTTAGCCCAGTATTCTTTCCCAATTCCTCAAGAGACATATAGAACTTCTCATCACGTTGCTTCTTCTTGAGAAATGATTTCAACATCTTCTCAACCATTGCCTTCTGTGCAGCATACCTTAAACATTTCCATCTGGTATAGTATTCCTTCATAACATCAAGAAATGCTGCAGGGTCTATTTGTTTAAACCACACATCAAGAATATATACATTCTCTTTATAATCCTGGCAACCAATAACTATGGTAGAGTAGTCATTCTTCCCTTCCTCAGTAGCACCGTCAACAGCCATATAGGTATTGCCTACTGGAATTTCAACATCATCGTCACGAACAATTGTATTCTTGGCAGGATTGTATTTGAAGTATTTGAAATAACTTGCTTTGAATACTGCGTTTTCTTGTGGTACAGGGTCTTGCTGATATAAACAGGAGAATAAATATGAACCCATCTTCTTACCCTGTTTAATCTTCATGAGTTCATCAATGGGGTATCTCTCTGGCCAGGTGGGTATCTTCTCACCACTAGCATCAGTTGTATAAGATGCTATCTTAATGAGCTCAACATCCTCATCCTTTTCTAAATCCCCATATAAATCATAATCATCCCACCGTGTTCCAATAATATCAATGGGTGTATGGGGGTCATTTCTCAATGGGAATATGGCACGGTAGAATTGTTTGACCTTATCCATTTGATCACGAGTAGTGGAGTTCTCTCTTGTCACTAAGTCATCAATAATAATATGATCGAAATGTCTAGAAGTAAGTGTGCTATCCGCACCGAATGCTTCAAACGTTCCTTCCAACACTGGTCTGCCACCACGATTGGGAACATGTATCTCTGTCTGAGTCCATATCGTGTCTGGAGATTGAGGTTTCTTTGGACAGTATTTTTCAAAGTACATCCTGAATCTTTCATTAACTAAGTAAGGATGGCCAATCGCAGTAACCATATCCTTGGCATTGGCAAGAACAGATGAGATTACTGCGATTCTTATTGAAGGGGTATTAATTTGTAAAGATATTGCATGTGTAAGCGTGAGTATAGTGGTCTTGAAGAAACCACGTGGTAGAAGCCATAATCGTATGTCCTTCTTCCGTGGTTCACTCAATCTTTTGCAGACAAATTTATAATGAAACTCCGCTGTGAGGTCTTTAAACTCAAGCAAATCTTTAGCGAGATAATAAATATTTGCTTTATATTTCTCACGAGCTTCGACCAATTCATCGTTCACTAAATTATTGCCTCAAAGAATAGAACACTTCCACCAGTTCCTGATGCTGTAAATGAATATTGAGTATCACCGCCCCTAATTGGGCCGAACAAAGACAAAGGTTGCTTGGTTACAATAGTCATGAGAGTTACACCCTTTGAATTTCTAACAGTAATCGTAGCAGCGTTTGTACCGTCTGCTATACACAGCAATCCAAACATTCCATTACTTGGACAATCACCCGCACTTGGCCTATAACTTACTACTTCCATACCACCACCTCCCTGCAAGTTACTTCCTTCTGTTTGGGAAACACTTGCTCTATATCAATTATTTCTTCTTCAAGTTTGTCAAGATTCTTACGAGACTCCCTCAACATCTCAATCTTCCTCTCTGTCATAAGAACTTCGACAAATCGTTGCTTCTCTGCCTGCTCATCAATCAAAGCACCATGCATCCCCATGGCCTTTCGCTTTATCCAATTCTCCTTGCTGTCAAGACCACTCTTAACAGTACCGATAATCATATGCATGGCGGTGATAAACTTCTCACCACATTCTTCTCGCAACCTATTCCTATCAACAATACTGGCATACCGCAAGCCAACATCAGCAAACTTAATAACCTCCCCCAAGTCTTTCTTGGCAAGTTCTGGAATAAGTCTATCGTACACATCCTCAACTTTCAACCCTGCCAGTTTCGCCAAAGAGGATATAGGTTGCGATAGAATCGCCCTATCCTTATTATATTGGTCTGTTAAACTTAGTGCTAGTGTCTCCATTAATAGAACCAAGTCTCCAGTTGTCCTGTATATTTTAAGCTGACCTTCTTCTCAAAATCGAACCTGACCGAATAAACCTTGTGACACTTCTCACAGTAGCATATCTGTGAGTTGCCAACAGGAATCTCCCCATATAGGGGAAACTTCCCATCCTTTTTCCAACATTCAGGACAGCAAATTATGGTCTCATCCAAGATCAATACGCCCTGTCATAATAACATCAGCATCTGTTTTAGGTGTAGCTGTTGCAGCACCATCTATATAACCAATATTATAAGCTGCTACAATACACATAGGACAATACTTAGCAACTACTGTATTGGATGCATCTGCATACTGGGCTGTGATGGTAAGTTCTTTCCCACAACTACAACATATTCGTTGAGCCATGATTAACCCCCGATACCAAGAGACTTGCCTTCATTGCGAACTTCAATGGAAGTACCCTCTTTAACACCCTCATCATACTGGCACTTGCATGGATATACCCTGATGACACTCTCCGCATCATTGGATATACTTGCTACTTCAACGAAGTTCCCACAAACCGCACACCTAATTACTAATGCCATAATATCACCTACCTATTTTAAACTTCCAAAGTGGAAATTATTGCCAACACCAAGTTGTCCGCCTAAGAAAACAAGGAGGAAGATCAGGAGGATGGCACCGACTATCCACATTACTGGTTGAGGTAATGCGAACTTAGCACACACCCACCACAGTCCATAGCCGATAATACCAAAGATAATAACATAAATCAAAAGCTGAATCAATGAGTTCATAATTTCTCCTTCTTGATTTTCCTCAATTTAGTTTGTTTAAAGTAATCTACTTGTTTCTCCCTGTGGTTCACCGCATTGGAACTTGGCTTGTTCTTACCAAACCATTTCAAAACCTTATTGGGACTACCCTTACTCATGAGTGCCCACCTATTATTGACTTTCTTTAACATTAGCTAAAGTTTGTTTTCGGCAATTTTCTTTTCAGTTTATCTATCTCATCATTCAAATCTTTTCTAATTTCCGATGAGTTGTTCAACAGAATGAAGAACCAGATAATGCTGGCTATTCCCACTCCACCTAAGAAGTAATATAGATTCGTCATTGTTATTCGTCCTTTGGCACTTGAAATGTAACTCGTTGTCCCTTTTCATTAACATAACTATCGTGAGTGGGATCCACTTCTTCGAAGATACGATTCTCTCCGTGCTTCTTGTAAATGGCTTTCTTCTCATCACTCACTGTATCTGGCCGTTTACCTGTATTCCTGTTGGTTTCATTAAATAAATGTAAAACATCTACATCATTTATGTTGTCGAATGTTAAAAGTTCTTTCACCTTATTGAGAGTAGTTCCATAAGCGCCATATACTTCACCAGCTGCTTGTCGTAGTACACTTCTATCTGCCATATAGTAATTCCTTATAAGAGAGTATAACTTACACTACGTGTTTTTGTCAAGGAAAAAGGTAGGGGTGGGAATAAATATATTTAGATTTAAAAATTGTTGCCACGTGAAGAGGAGGGTTTGTCCGTTGTGAGGGGGGTAGGGGGGCGTGGTAGGGGGTGTACCCCTTAGCATCATGATGATACGGCCTCATCATCAAAAGTAAAACGTCTACCGTTTAAAACCCTCTAGGCATAGGCATCTAGACGATATAATAATTTAAAATAAAGCTTGCTTTTTTTCTACCCTTAGTATATACTCTACTTAAATCAAGAAAGGTTACTTACCTGACCTGCAATAAAGCAAATGACACGGGGTAAGCCACACATTATATTATTGAAAGGGGTATTACAATGGATCAAGTTACGATTATGGTGGGCGACAAAGCAATGACGATGGACGAAATAAACATTATGTTAGCAAGTGCAAAGTCATTGAATGCTCAAGTCAAAGCGGTCAAGAAGGATGCCAAAGCAAAGGGTATCAAGTTAACTGAAGACAAAGAACCTAAAGTCAAGAGTGCGGAATATGTTTTGCTGGTGGCCAATTTTCTGCCCACTCTTGAAGCAAATGCAGAGACTATCAGCAAGCTCTTTGCAAATAGTAGATCAGATGCAAATGATGTTACGAGTGGTCAGGATTCCATCAGCTTCAATGTTACTGATGAATATCAGGTGATCATCAGATCATCCAGCGTGACCAAAGCCAAAAAGGCCAAACGTGATGCAGAGGCCAAAGCATTGAAAGCAAATACGACCACAGAAGCACCGAAAACTGAATAATTTCTTGTAGTTGACTTAAAGGGTAATGAGAAATTAATCTCATTACCCTTTTTTTTTACTCTATATCCGCTTTTACTTTACCTCTTTTTTACCTTCTCATCCCTGTGAATTTATACACGGATTTATACCCCTAACTATCGACCTAACTATACGATATTACTATTATATATACGATAGTGTATAAATGCACGCACAACAAGATTTTAATTCTTATTTACTTAGGAAATAGAAAGAAGAAAAAAAAAAAAAGAAATCCTCCCCAGACCTATAAAAAGGTATAACAATAAGGTTTATATAGTGTTATATAAATTGTCACATTAAACTTTTTAGGGGGTCTAAGAATCTAGGGGGGGGTCGGTTATTTTCCGAAAGTCAAATTGTGCGTGCGTTTATACAACAATGACTTTCGCTTAATAATATCAGCTACTTAGGCAATAGTTACCCCTATCCGAGCGTGTATAAATTCACAGAAAAAAGACGTGATGCTCTTTTGTTAAAATAAACTTAATAATATTAGCTACTTAGACCTACCCTTTTATACTATACCCCTATAAACGACCTAAGTCCGCGATATTACTTAGGAATATACTTTAAAATAAACCTTGCTTTTTTATTTAAAAGGGTATATACTCTTTTTTGATGATAGATATTAAATAGTTAAGTTCAGGTAACACAGTCAATTAGTTTCATTTCATTATTGCCAGTCAAGCACTGGAGAAGGGAGTCAAGACAATGGACGTTGTTATTAATGTTTACTGGTTTGGATGCATAGTGTTCTTCTCATGCATAGGTGTTATAACAATTGTCAGTTACTTTGCTAACAAACTATTCAAGGATTTGAAAGGGGGTCAACTATGAGTGATCAATGTACATGTGGTTCAAGGGTATGCTCAGTGTGTGGCTTGCCAAAGGCAAATGATACATCACGTCATCATCATCCATGGACTGAGTTTGAGGATGATTTACTTGCTAACAGATTCCAAGATTTTATTCGAGATACATATGTAAAACATGGCCGTACACCGTTTGCTATCAGGAGCAGGATATATATCCTGTTGAAAAAACAAATAAAACTATATCAAAATGGGAGGAGTTAATTATGAATGAAGAATTTGGAGCAATTGTAGAGGAATTGGTTGATGAGAAGTTTGAGGAAGCGGATGAAATGAACTTTAGTATTTCGGATTTTGAGGATGTGGCTGAAGCTCTCAATGGGCAGGGCAAGATCAAGTGGGATGTTCTTACTCAGGATGATACAGTGAGAGCCATACACGACAAGGATGATGTGTCCATAATCTTCTATGTTAATGACTTTGGTTCCATAAGGGACTACGATGAGCTTGTCGAATTTATTTGCGATATTGAAGAAATGTGGCAGAAGAAGATTAAGGGGTCAGTGTATGAATGACATAGCCAAGATTGATCCTGCCGACCTTGTACGGTTGACAGAGTTACAGAGTCAAATCAGCTCAATACGTGAGCAGTTAAAACCACGGTATGAGGCTATCCAGAAGGAAGTGCAGGACATGAAACTGCAGGATGATGTTTTATTCCTG